GACCGAAAAATTGCGGTCGCCACCTCGTACATATTCTACGGTTTGCTTACCCACAGTCGTAAACTTCTCGTGTACATCCCCTTTGGTTTCTCCGGTCTTGGTCAAGTTTCCTTTACATGTCTCGTTAACAACTTCATCACCTTCTACCGTGACCGAAAAATTGCGGTCGCCACCTCGTACATATTCTACGGTTTGCTTACCCACAGTCGTAAACTTCTCGTGTACATTCCCTTTGGTTTCTCCGGTCTTAGTCAAGTTTCCTTTACATGTCTCGTTAACAACTTCATCACCTTCTGTTTCCAAATGGATAGACTTGTTACCCATAACAGTTAAACGGTCTACATAATTGTTACCTGTTTTAATATAACTAGTATAAAGATCATCACAATATTTTGTCTCATACAAACTTGTACAGAATGTTCTTTTATCAATTTCAAAATTATTATCTAACGCGGTATATTCTCCCATAACATCATTACCAGCTATTGATAAATCAAACACCTGACATCTAATGTGTTCTTGATCAAATACAGTATGACTCATACGATCATATATTTTATCTACTACAATTGACATCGATATATCGCTAAATGAATCAATATTACCCAACGTATCCATATACGTATCTGCATCATCGATACGAGACCCTCCACCGCTAAAGTTTTCAACTTTTTCAATAGATTCTAGCAATGTAGAGTCGGTACTATCTCTAATAGGACCCATATATGATATACTATTATATTTTAAAATATTTTTTTATTATATAATAGTATATAATATAACCATTTAAACCCTTCTAATAAAAACAATATAATGGTAAAAATTGTACTGGTTAAAAAAACAGGTGAATTACAAGATTCGGTTGTGAAAAATCATGATCTAGAGCATTTGGCTAAGAAATGTGGTTATAGAAAAGTAGATAATTTCAAGATGCATGTAAATTGGGCGGTAACCATAGAAGACTCTTATTATAATATTGAATTATACGCAAAAGATACAGGTAAGGCTACTTTTGAAAATAAATATGATTTTCCTCCACCGATAGATACCTTGTTGCTATTTGGCAATTGTCTTTTGTTGAATCGTAACAAAGAAGGAGAGGTGTGTGATTTAGAAGTAGGGGATTGGGATAAAGTATACGAATTTTTATTTGGCGGTTTTGAGGATTTGGATGCGTGTGCTGCGGAAGATGACAATGAATCGGATGAACTTGATGAATACCCTGATAGTATGAAAACCAAACAAGGTTATTTAAAAGATGGGTTTGTCGTGGATGATCCAGAGGAAGAAGAAGAAGAGGAAGAGGAGGAGGGCTCACTGACCTCGGAGGAAGAGGAATTGTCCGAGTTAGAGGAAGAAGAATATGACTATGACAAATAATATATTTATAAATGGATATAAATACTCCCTTACATAATAGGGTATAGTCATGCGTATCTCGGTATTTTTTCTCATTCCTTCAATTGCAGTTGGATTTATTCCGACGACGAAGCCGGTGGTTCGTAATTTCAATTATCAGGGAGATTTGCCCCCAGTAGGGTATTTTGATCCTGGTATTTTTTCGTCTAACGCGTCGGATGATACCATCAAGTATCTTCGCGAGGCAGAATTGCAGCATGGTCGTGTTGCGATGATGTCGTTTGTAGCGTTGGCGGGACTAGACCTTTTTCGCGATGATTTGGCGATTGATGCATTGGCGAAAATGTCATTGGACGAACAAACCCCTTACTGGTTGGGTGTTGCGTTGTATGAATTTGCGCGCATGGGTGCAGGATGGCGCAATCCTTTTGTGGAAAAGGGAGCGTATTTTAAGTTGGAGGATAACTACCAACCGGGAAATGTGCTAAAAATGAACGCGTCGGACATTCCAGATCGTAAGTATAACGTAGAATTGTCGAATGGGCGTTTGGCCATGTTGGCGTGTCTAGGGTACATGGCGGAGGAGTTTGTAACGCGTGTCCCTATTTTTTAATCTAATAGATACATAAAATGGATTCTGTATATACATCTTATGTATTTTCAATACTAGTACAATTTACATTATTAGTCATTTTAGCATATAACGTAAATATGTCAGTACCACCGGAATTGGGTGTATTGCGTGAAGCATTTCGTTTTGAATATTATGTAAGTATCATAGAGTTTGCTGGATATTTGTTGATAGGGTATATGTTGTTTCAAAAAAAATCGGTAACCATATATCGTTATGCGGATTGGTTTATAACTACCAGTATATTATTAGTATCATTATCCTATGTATTTTTATACCGTTTATATAAAAAAAAGAAAAAAACCAAAAGATTAACAAATGAGTATATCTTTACCAAATATAGACCAGTTTTAGTATCTTTATTATTAAGTAACTTTTTTATGTTGCTATTTGGCTTTTTAGGAGAAATGAACAAAATACCTTACTGGATAGGTTATGTATTAGGAATGATTTGTTTTATTATATTATTTACTACACTTTCAAACCACTTTGTAAAAGAGAATAAAGCGAATGATGATTTATTTACCATATTTATGATTATTTGGTTATTTTACGGCTTTGCTTATTTAATGCCGTATAAAACAAAAAATATGTTTTATAATTTACTAGATTTAGTATCGAAAAATCTATTTGGTCTTTACATACTTTACATCATACGCCAAGAAAAACAAGCTATAAATTGATTTAAAACCATAGGGTATTATAGTATAACAATCACCATGTATAAAGTAGAATATCCCGACACTTTTCGCGAGAACATTCGACATAAATTAGTGGAAAAAATGAAAGATACAAAATTCCCAGATACACTATTACAATCCGTGGCGTTAAATGTAGAAAAAGGGATTTACAATTTTACGATACAAAAGGCCAACGAGCGTCAAGTTGTAAAAAAATGGGAAAATAGCTATTTTGTAGAAATTTATTTGGATAAATTAAAAACCATTTATCTAAATATAATGGATATAGATGTTCGTAAAAAATTATTTTCAAAAAACTATAAACCACACGATATTGTCTTCATGGAACATCACGAACTGGCGCCTGAAAAATGGGCATCTCTTTTAGAAGCCAAAAAGAAACGTGATGAGCATATCTTTTGCCCTAAAATCACGGCTACTACCGACGATTTTACGTGTTACAAATGCAAATCTAAAAAATGTACGTATTATCAAATGCAGACGCGTTCAGCGGATGAACCCATGACGACGTTTGTGAGTTGTTTGGAGTGTGGGAATCGGTGGCGATGTTAACGGTTTATTTATTATCTAGTATATATAAAATGGATTTTTTCAAGACATTTACAAAAAAAAGGCGGATCGTGGTCCTGGAAGTGACTATGTAAAAAATCAGACAAGAAAATGGCAAAATAAAGTAGATAAAAAAAAATAATGATTGTAAATGCTTGGGATATTAATGGCAGATGGGCAAATCGTACACAACAAGAAAAAAATCTAAATACATATCTTAAAAAAGCACATCGGAAAAAGATTGATCCGGATAAACCGAAGAATTTGGCGAAAGTGGTGACTGTGGAGTGATGTAAGGTGTTTCAAAAAGAAATAAAGATGATAAAAAAGATATAAAACCATAGCTATACTGTAATAAAATGTACAAAACAAATAGAGGATTGATTGAATGGACATTGGATATTGAATCATTTAAACCTGAGTTCCAAAGAAAGTGCAAAGAATTTCATATAGATCCGGGGGATGTAAAATTTTATTCTCAACAAGATGAAGATAAATATATCATACAATATTTATTAAAAAATAAAATAAGTGATGGAACATATTTAGAGATAGGTGCTTGTGATGGCTTGCTATTTAGCAATACGAAAACATTAGAAGACTTTTTTGATTTTACCGGCATATTGATTGAACCGCAATCCCATTTTTTTGAAAACATTGAGAAAAATAGATCTATCAAAAAAAACGAAATATATAATTGTGCTGTGACAGATAATGATGCATCTGTAGTGACTTTTATTGGAAATAACGGGTGCGGTGGTGTTTTGAATGACATAAATACAGATTTATCTCGTTACAACTGGTCTCCCTATTCAGTTCAAAACAAAAAAATGAAAGATATTTTGAAAAAAAGTAAGTTCAAATATATTGATTTTATGATAATTGATGTAGAAGGGGGCGAGTTATCACTCCTTAAATCCATAGACTTTGAGTTTCCTATATTTTGTATCATAATTGAAGCACACAGTTGGGAACAAGAAAAAAATAAAATATTTGGTGATTTTTTGAAAAAAAAAGGATACACTTACAAAGAGAGACAACGTGGGAACGAAATATGGTTAAATCACAATTATTTTAGAAAACATTTATTCAATGTGTAACAAATTGAATTCACATAGTCTAGCAAAAACAAAATTTCAATTTTTAAAAACATTTCTTAATTTAGATAGCCATATTTCATAGGTTTTTTCATTATTCAAATGATCATCATCAATGTTTGGATTTAAAAGCTCATTTTTTACCAAGTCGTTTATACCTTCAATTTGGTCGGTAATCTCTATATATATATAAAATGGATTTTTTCAAGACATTTACAAAAAAAAAGGCGGATCGTGGTCCTGGAAGTGACTATGTAAAAAATCAGACAAGAAAATGGCAAAATAAAGTAGATAAAAAAAAATAATGATTGTAAATGCTTGGGATATTAATGGCAGATGGGCAAATCGTACACAACAAGAAAAAAATCTAAATACATATCTTAAAAAAGCACATCGGAAAAACATAAAAACGGTTATTGTAAAAGATTCAAGACATTCTATTCCAGATAAGAAATACAATGTAGCAAAAGAAATTAAAAAACGTAAACTATAGATTGGTTCTTATTTAAATGTCTTAAATACTCAAAGTAAAATTTCCAAATCATTGATTCTCCAATATTCGCACCCACCATGCCCAAGTGGTCGTTTTACCACAAAAGGTAATACCTTTTGTTTTAATTCAATTTCAGCAATAGTATAATTATCAATCATTTCTTCTGGTACATCTATCATTGGTGGTGCTCCATCACCCAATTGTTTGGTACGAAGTCCTATTATATTAGTGTATTCATATTTACTCATAATAGGACTTGTTTTGTGTAATGGATCTTCTATAAAACCCTTGTTATTTTTTTTTAGTTGACACAATTTAGTCATTTCATCAGGATTGATATGATATTCCTCGTTATGATATTCATCTACGATATGATCAGTAAATTGCTTATCTAATTTTTGTAAAAACTCATCGTAATTTTCACTAATCGTATCTTCTTCTTCCATGTCCTCGTCTATATCTGCTTCTTGTATTGGCATATTTACTGGATCTTCTGTTTCCTGGATCTCAGTATCTTCTATTTCAGGATCACTAGCATACTCTATATCGGATTCAGCCGTTGATTCTACATCAGTCTCTACGTCCGATTCTTCTTCTACAGGAACAGGCACTACCGGTACCTCTGTACCTTGATCTTCTGGTTCTGTGTTATATTCTGTTTCACTTTCATTTTCGGGATCTATGGCAGGTTCTTCCATTATATACTTACAATATTATTATCTAAATGATTTCAATTTTATATTATTATTATATATATGGCTGAATCTGATGACAAATTAGATAAAAAAACAGAAACAACACTTACTTATAAGACTATTATTGGTATTTGTATAGTGTATGGAGTTTTAATTATCACTATGATACCTATTATGTTTGAATATGCACCTTTTTGGATGTTTATCGTATATATATGTAATATTGATCAAATCGCTTTAGCATTATCTGTTAGTTTTCCTGAATATTTTAATTATATTTATTCTGAGGAAAACAATATACTATGGTCTGACATATCTTTTCATATTATACGGTTAATATCTCTAGTTGGTATATTTTTATATGGATTACAAATGAAATTAGTGGGTAGAACGGATCGCGTTGTACTAGAAGGTATGATAGTTATTTCTATTATTACTTATACTTTACCTGAATATCTACTACCTAGATTAACGGAAATGCTTGACACCTATACTCATTCCCAGGAGAAGTCTAAGACACGCAAAGGGTATCTTTCCATCGTTGTCAGTTTCTTTATCGTATTCCTCTTTATTAGTGTAGAAAGTTTTATATTAAAAAATTATGTACATACACGACATATTGAAAGTAAAAATAAACGCTTATTTAAATAACTTATCTATTCTTCAAAATTTTTCCACGTAGTGTTACAAGTGGCACAAAGATATACATACTTCAAGTCTACATCATCATATCGAATCATGACCACTTCTCTTTTTTCATTGCCCGTATTAGAAAGACATTCTAAGTTTGGACATTTAATAGAATTTGTTCTAGGCAAAGTAGGATCTAATTTAGTATATTCGTTAACAGAATGCTGATATTTTTGTTGAGATCTTTTATATTTTTTTTCAGAAACACATAAATCATTTTCATCATAAGGTTCATTGATATTACAATTCCTGCAATAATACAATAATTCATTTTCTTTGGGACCACCTATTTTTGTGTAAAGCATATTTTCGCAAATGCTACAAAATTTCATATATATACTACTTTTATAAATATATTTTTATTTCAATTTATATATAATGAATAAAAATATATTTGGATTTTTGTTTATATATGTATTTCTAATCTACATAGTTGGATATTTATTGTATACATATGCACCTTTTACAAGATTTATTACTTATATAGCAAATATCGATTTAATGGCTAATGTACTAGCAACCAATTTTCCCGACTATTTTAAACTATCCTACAATATTGAACCTGAATCTATAATTGGATATATTTCCTTTAACATTATTACATTAATATCACTAAGTGGCATATTCTTATATGGGTTACAATTAACCCTTATCGGACACAGTAATGTAGTATCATTTCGGTCCATGATATTGGTTTCTATTATTACATTTACTTTACCTACCATGTTAATACCTTATATAACAAAACATGTTAAATCTTTTGCCCATCATATAGCATTAAACTATATTGAAGGGGAACATTTAGAAAAATCGGAAGAAACAAAAGAAATTAAATTAACCGATGAAGTAATAAATAAAATAGCCATATTTATTAGCATAGGTGTAGCGGTGGGATTTATATTTTTAGAAGGATATGTCATAGAAAACCATGTTCATAAACACAATTTTTCCGCGAAAGGACGTAGAATCTTTGGCAAAAAACACGATAATCCATTAGAAAATCTCTTTAAGTGAAACTATTTTTTCCAATAAAGTAGGATAATCTACTGTCACCGCCATTCTATATAGTTTAGTTGTTTTTACAACAGCTATACTATTTTCTTTTATTAACCGTTGACACTCTTCGTATATAAGTGAAAACGCCTCTTTTATATGTGTTTTTATTTCTTTATCAAACAGTGTAGTAAATACAATTGGATTCTTAAAATATAATTGTTGATATATACTATACTCGATATTTTTAAACTGAATTATCTCATGATACGAGTTATAATCCGAATGCATTTTTGTAACACCCGGTTCATTTAATAAAGGCGTGTCATTAAATAATAATAACAATTGAAGCAAAACACTTCGAATACTTTGACAAGAAGTCCACGAATCGCCTGGCCAAGTGTTTAATATAGACAAACATACTTTTCCTTGACGATAAAGGTTTGGATTGAACCGAGTGGTGCCATCATTCGTACAATATTCTACCGTAGGCGGTGTAAACGGATAATCAGTGGGAAAGTGAAATAAAAAAAAATAAATGCCATTCGCGTATAATCCATATGCCGGACCTATTATCATGGCATACCCTTTTAGCATATTTTCTGTATCGTGTTTATAAAAAATACCTTCACTATTCAAACTGTTTTTCGTAATATCTTTAATATCTTTCATTAAACGAATCGCACTTTCTTTGGATATGGTAGAAACAATGTCGCTCATTATAGATACTTTTATAAATATTTATTTAACTTGATATAAATATTTATTTTTTTTGTAGAATGACTTATTTACGTGCGAAAGTTTTGCGTTTATTAAATAACTTGTCATAATATATACTACAAAATTGAAATAAAATAATCTGTACATATACAAGTACAATGACTACGCTCAGTAAATATCAAAAATTTCTTAAAGGACACCTTACTCAAAGCAAAGACTCTATAACCCATACACGAATTGGTGATCGTGCTTCTAATGTCTATGGTGGTGCCTATTGTATAACTGAGCAAGATCTAGAGGAATTTTATAATTTGTATAGTAAAGTCGTAATAGAAGGTACGTATAAAGAATATCTTACGGAAAAACAATTTCCTGAGAATGGTCCAATCGTCATTGATCTGGATTTTAGATATCCTGTAACCATTACTACACGACAGCATACCAAAGAGCATATCATAGATTTTATATACGAATATTTCAATAAACTCAAAGAATACGTGGATTGTACGGATGAATCTATTGCGATATACATTATGGAAAAACCAAATGTGAATCGATTGGATACCACTACAAAAGATGGTATTCATATCCTTATAGAATTAGATATTCCACGAACCATTCAACTATTGTTACGACAACATATGATTACTCAACTTGCTGACATTTGGAGTGATTTGGGTGATCTGCTAACCAATGACTGGAGTAGTGTACTAGATGAAGGTATCATTAAAGGAACTACAAACTGGCAACTATTTGGTTCTAGAAAAGTAAATCACGAACGATATTGGATCACCAACTATTGTACCATTAACTATAATAGTAAAGACAATGATTTTGAGATTGAAGATCATAAACTAGAAACATTACATATTGCAAAAAACATTCAACGTTTCTCCGTAAGAACTACTCCAAAAACCAAATTTTCTGTAAAACAATCCATGCAACATCTTGTTCAAGGGGCGACACCAGAGCGCCGAAACAAATGCGTGAAAAAAGATAATGAACCTGTCTCTACCGGAACCGGGATTTGGTATCAACTTACCAGTCAAGACAAACTAGATGTCTATCTAAATCAAATCTTTGATTCCATCAAAGATGATCAAAATACAAAATGGGGTATTCAAAATTATTCTTTTATTGAAGCTCACGATTACACCATGACCTTGCCGGAATCTTATTATGGAGCGGGAAGCTACGACAAATGGATCGCCGTTGGATGGGCGCTCCGCAATGAAAATTATGAATTGTTCCCTATCTTTCTTACTTTTAGTGCTCAATCCAAAGATTTTGATTGGTCAAATACTACTACTACTGCGGGTGATGGTACAATGAATCTTATTAGTTTAATAGATATCTGGAAAAATTTCACTCCTGCTCTCGGAGGCAAAACCCTACGTTCTTTGATGTATTGGTCCAAACAAGAAAATCCTACCGCTTATAAAAAAATCAAAGATACTAGTATTGGTGCGTATATTGATGAAACCTTGAAACACAACCTAGAATTTGATATCGCCAATGTCGTATATAATGTCTACAAAGACAATTATATCTGCAGTAGTATTAAAAATAATGTGTGGTATGAATACAAAAACGGTAGATGGTATGAGATTGATCAAGGTACAACCTTGCGTCATAGTTTATCTACTACTATCTATAAACTCTATCGCAATAAAAGCAATGAACTACACGATCAACTAACCACCATTGATCCTACCACTGACAGTGAACAGTTTGAGTTGTTAAAACAACGTAGCACACGCGCCGAAACGTGTGCCGCGAGTTTAAAGAAAACGCAAATTAAAAATAATATTATGCGAGAAGCCCGAGATTTGTTTTACGAACGAAAGTTCGAAGAACTCATGGATAGTCACAACCACCTTTTGTGCTTCAACAATGGGGTTATTGATTTTGAGACCCAAGTGTTTCGTGAAGGGGTCCCGGAAGACTTTAATTCAAAATCAACTAATATAGAGTATGAACCACTAGATCGAAACAAGCACGCTACTATTATCAGTGAAATAGAAGAGTTCATGTGTCAACTGTTTCCTATCGATGATCTACGACGCTATATGTGGGATCACCTTGCTTCATGTCTTATCGGAAAAAATGAAAATCAAACCTTTAATATTTACAACGGTGTGGGTAGAAATGGTAAATCGGCATTGGTTACCCTTATGTATAAAATCCTAGGAGATTATACGGGTAGTGTACCTATTTCCCTTATTACACAAAAACGAGGTCTCATTGGAGGTACATCCTCAGAAGTCGTTAACCTTCGTGGTACGCGATATGCAGTAATGCAAGAGTCTTCCAAGGGCGACCAAATCAATGAAGGCGTTATGAAAGAATTGACAGGAGGAGATAAAATTACGGCAAGAGGATTGTATACCAATGCAGTTACCTTTGTACCACAGTTTAAACTAGTGATGATGACAAATAATTTGTTTGATATTAAAAGCAATGATGATGGTACTTGGCGTCGTATTCGTATTTGTGAATTCTTATCCTTGTTTACGGAAGATCCGGTCGAAGGGGACAAAGAAAAACCTTATCAATTTAAAGTAGATAAAAAAATTGATAAAAAATTTGATATTTGGGCACCCATATTTATGGCCATGCTCGTTGAAAAAGCATTTCAAACCCAAGGTATCGTTGAAGATTGTGAGATGGTGCTGGCGTCGTCTGCACAATATCGTGCCGATCAAGATTATTTGGCAGAATACGTGAAAGACCAAATAGTAGAAAATCCAGTGAAAACCATATTGGTCAGTGATTTGAAAAAGCAATTTAAAGTATGGTATGAGACTCACCACGATAAAAAGACCATGCCCAAACTTAAAGAAATTGAGAATTATATAACCAAACGTTTTGGGAAACCCAAAGGAAATCCAAAAGAGTGGGAAGGTATCGGGTATAATATTGGTGATTTTGAATCTATTCCTGAATAGCGTAGAATTATATATTCATATAAATATCTTTTGGCAATTTCGTTATACCATATTTGACTCCTTCATAAAGGGTTTTTGTCATAGGATAGATTAGCATGGGATAGAGTAATAAAAAAATTAAAATACCAATGTTCATTGGATTCATTATTTTTGGTGTATTTGTAGTAGGATCTTTGCTTATACACAAATATATAATAATACCTAAAAATATAGAACTATATACGACATGTAATCCAATTTCCCAAGCTTGTTCCATATCTACTTCTTGTTGTTCGTACGTTGACTTTCTTTCGTTTAAATGTACTTTATCTGTATATAATTCTATTTGCGTATTTATGATTTGTAATTCCTTTTTAATTTTTCGAATATGATCTTTTAAGGTGTAAGCATACATATTCTGTTTTTCCATAGTTTTTTTATCCGTATTTATGTCGTTAAATAAACTATCTATTTGTGAATTATAAATATTTGCTTCTACATTCGCTTTAGGATATCCAAATCTCTCAGCCCTCGCGATCGCTTCTAATTTTACTTGCTCTACCGTTTCGTTAAGTACATCTATTTCATATTCTAATTTGGATATGTCATTTTCATCTTCATCTCGTTGACTTTCTATATTCCTTAGTTGAAAACTTTTCTCTCCTAATGCATTGTCTTTTTGACTAATAACACCATTTTTATGATTAATATTTTTTCTTAATTGTTTTATTCTTTCTAGTTTACGATCTATCTTTTTCTGTAATTCGATTTCTGTGTCACTTAACTGTTTTTCATATTTCGTCTGTTGTTTATCCAATCTATTTTCATACATCTTTTCTTGTTGAGCTATTTTTGCAAGATACATATCTTTTTGATTTTTTAACGCTATATCGCTTTGCTGTTGTTGATTACTTAAGGTAAGTGCATCTTGGTTTTGTAGATTGCTTAAGTTTTGTTTACTTTGTTGTTGTTCATTACTTAAATCTACAGTACATTGCATTACCTCTCTAGTTAATTTTGCTACTTCGCCTGATAAATCATTTACACTAGACGAATAAGAGGATAATTGATTAGCATATACTGCTGCTTGATCTGAAGCAGTTGGATTAGGATATTGTAGTGGAGATGGTGGATCAGGACATGCGGTTTGATTTACATTGGCAACAGCAGGAGAACCAGCCTCTCCTGTCGCCCCAGCTGGTCCCGGTGGTCCTGGTGGTCCTTCATCTTTTTTTTTTTTCTTTTTTTTACCAATACCTAATATTCCTTCTTGTACTTTTGGTAAAAATAAACTATCTAGTAATTGGTATAACATTAATATCTATATTATGAATAGATATTAATTAAAATTTAGATTTATTTAATAACGAATTACTTGAATTTTCATACGCTTGTATCGCTCCTGTAAAACCTTCTTTATCCTTAGAACCAAAACTAGGTGGACAATACTTGCCAGCATGACTATTCGTTTTATCCTCCGTATCCGTACTAGTAGAATCACCACTTTTTGGTTTTGGAAAATTATATTCATCATAATTAGTAGTACTTCTAGCATACATATCTACCATTTTCCCATACAAATGGTATACCATTACTAATGTAACAAATACACACATTAATTTTGCTATATTTGCAATAGATGGTACAAATTTCCCTAAAACTCCAAAAAATAATATAATGACTAAATAAAAAGATATCATTTTAAATACTTGCATTTGAGCATCATATTCCTTACTTACATTAATATTAATATCTGCCATTCGTGCTTTGTTAGTATCATCGTTTTTTAAAAGACCAATATTATATTGTGTATTACTTATTTGAGTATCTAAAATGTCTAAAGTTCTATCCTGTAAGTCACTATTATATTGAGCCGCATCGGCATTATGATCACCCAATTCCACTAAAAATGTATTGAGTGACCCCAATGAACCTATTGCAGTTTGAACATTCGTTATTTTTGCATCATAAGTATCACGCGGAGCTGACGAATTTAAAAGATCCGCCTGATATGCCGTTAAATCATCAGTTACAGCAGTACTTTTAGCTTGAAATGTTGTTGTAGGATCTGACATTTATACTATAATAACATATAAATTTACTGGTAATATAGAAAATAGTTTAGAAATTCTAGTATTAGTGGAAGTAAATTATATTTCATAACAATTAAAACCATAGATAATACACCTAATCCTATGGTTAATGGTTTTAATACTCCTTTACTATTTAGCGCTGGTATTATACTAAAAGCAATTAATACTATTCCCATTCCTATTCCTAATGCTACCATTATCCAAACTACATAATGATAAGCATTCTTGACTGCAATAATATTATAATCTTGATTTAAGATATCAAATATACTGACTAATCCTCCACTAGTATTGGAAAATCCTTCCATATTATTATCTCCCATATTATTATTTGTGAAACTCTCCACTAATAAAGCTTCCAACTGAAGATCTGCATCCCTAGCTGTTATTAAACCTTGCGATAAGTCCCCTTGTATGATACTATACGCATATAAAGTATCTTTATCATTTATATCATATTCATTATTATCATATTCAACTGTGTAAGGTATGGGTTTATTCATATAGTCTACTAATACATTACCATATTTACGTTCATTTAGAGTTAACCCTTCTTTTACTGTAAATCCTTCTTCAGTTATCCCTGTAGAAGTCTTGGCTTGATAGTCACTACTTTCATTTGTTGATGCAGCTGCTTGCGGCATTACTTTTGTAGCAATATGCTTATTTTTTGCGGGCAATGTATCATATAAATAATAATCTTGTTTTTCTTTTGTATCAGGTTGTATATAACTACATTCAAAATCATTACTATTTACTACAGTATATCCATTTTTAGTATAAGCATACCAAAGTTGACCATAATAACCAGAATAAATAGTGGTAGGACAAGAACCTTGCAAATCTATATCCGTCATAACAAGTGATTTCCAAACCGTTACATAGGATTGATAGGGATCCTCTGTTAATGGTAACATACTATTTAACGTTCGAACTCTATGACCACAACTTATGTTAGCTTTCAAAAAAAAAGTAGCTCGAGTACCTAACATTTCAAATCCAGCACATTGAGTATTGTTTGCACATGCTTCTTTTGCTTCATCTATACTGCTATAGGTATAAGTTCCCATGATTTGTTTTCGGTTTGACAAATATTGCCTACTATTTCTACAAACACGTTTATTTGTAAAAGTCCTTAATGTATCATAACTATCATCATATGTTAACATATTATTACTTAGATGATTCATTATACCAACACTACTAACATATCCTACATTACCAACATAGACATTGAAATTAGGTATAGTAGTATGCCATACTTTGTATAGTGCATTACATTTACGCATACCTCTAGGTATGCGTTGGGTCCAACCAGGTTTTTCACGACTGTATCCAGGATAATCCGACATATTATTGCACCTAACCAAATAATTTTGCGTAAATGGCTTATATTCACTGCAAGGAGTTGGCATTGGTCTGTTATTCCACTTTAGTACTGTTTTGTATTTCGTTACCATCTTTGGTTCGCTTTCAGTAGTACTATCGTCAGTAGTACTATCGTCAGTACTAGTATCTGTAGCTGGTACAGGTACGGTAATTTTTACTTTTTTGGGTTTATTTTTTACAAGATAATATTGTTGTTTTTGTACTTTATTATCGTTTACGCCGGTTCCTGGAATAATATTATCCTCTTCATCTAAACTAACACCATCAATTGGTAATCCATTTAAAATATCAGATGAATTAATAGTTTTTCTTTTTGTTGGATGAAATAAAGAGGAGGAATAATCATATTCTTTTGTACCGTTTTCATATCCTGGCTTATTTTTAATTTTATAATCCGTTTTTATTTTATTAAATCGTTTTACCACATTGCGATTGCAATTGCGTCTATTAGCAGTCACCAAATTACCTCCTTGAGATGTAGTATAATAATCACTAAACCCTTTCTGTCTCGTTAAATTGACACTATAATCTACATTGCTTACAAAACAATTCACGACTGGTGTATTTCTTCCTATATAAGATATCTCTAGTTTTACGGTTTTATATCCACTCTCCGTTGCTAATTTACACGCAATAGGCGCAACCGTTTCCCAATCCTGCGTACGCCAACGTTCTAAAAATCTAAAATGTATACCATTCCCTATATAAAATTTGTTTTCTCCACCGATTTTAACTGGTTCAAATTCCATAAAGGTATTAATATACACTAACTTACCTTCGGCACCACACGCTGTTAAGTGATAACTTGTTATTGGGTTACCTTCGTAAATGGATTCATCTGTGTCTTTTATTTGTATATCATCTATAGTACTGTAATTCGTAAGATCCGTTACACTTTCCGGACAATTCGCATTTGGAACCTCTGTAAATTGTACATAATCGTTATTTGCTTTATCTTTCCCTGGCAATGACCAATCGCTTGTTACTCCACCTTTTACTTCTCTAGCCACACCTTGTTCTGTAATATAATAATGCTTAGCACCTATTTTGACTAATTCATTGTTTAATTCTTGATATTCACCCATATATTCATTGTTCATAGCATTTATATCCCTAGTTGTATAACTAGTCATTTCGGTTCTTGCATCATCATTATCACTTGAAGTAGTATCTGTAGTAGACATTTTATCTGTTACTATACTAACAGATAAAATATTTACATAAGCATTTTAAAAGCTACTGCTCCTAATCCTATACACACGATTGCCCATAAAAATGCCTTATATTCATATTCCGTATAAGTTATGTTAGAATCTTCCATTTTTTCTAAAGATGTATTTATTTCGTTTATTTCTTTTTGTTGTTTGGAAAATACTGTATGCAATGTTTTATTTTCCGTTTCTACATCTACCTCTTTTACTTTTGAATCTTCTATATTAATATCATATTCATCTTGTACAGGACTCCATGCATCTTGTAATGTGGAAAAAAAACTATTCCAATCACTAATAGTTCCTGCCTCTATGTCACTATTCAAGGTATCTAAAGTATCTTTTAGTTCTTTACTTGCTTCACTTTCACTAGTTTGATAACCTTCTAAAGAATTATTGTTATTTGAAAATAAAACTACCAAAAGAAAACCTGTCAATAAAATGATACACGTTTTTTTATCCATATATATATTACAACTTTTTTTTACCAAAATGTCCTATTAATCCTATCGCTAATACAGTTACTAAAGACCAAGATAAAAACTGATATTCATACATATCTTTTACAACAACCGAATCATCAAGCATAGCATCTACACTCTGCTCCTTGTTCATCTCTTGAACTATATAAAGATTTTGTTTTTCTAGACTAGTTATCATATCTTTAATCTTTTGTGTAGTACTACTGTTTCCTTTTATTCGTTTTAAATAATCTATAAAATCTTTATTGATACGTTGCAATTCATATATCAATGCCGGATTTACAGTACTTTTTATACATTGTCGCTCTTTGTTCAAGGAATAATTCCCTTTTGGAATATTGGAATATTGCTTATGTGTTAGTGTAATTGCAGGACTCCTACACGAAGGATCACGCGACTTCCATGAACTATGCGTATACTCATGCTTGTACCCTTCTATATCTACCCAGGCAATGTCATTTGTTTTTTCATCTCTTATGTTATTACCATAAATACTACATAAAGGGGGCGTATTTAGTTCACTTCCTTCTCGCGAATAAGCATATAACTCATTTCCTTGACGTATTTTATACGTAGGACACGATTGATCTATTGGTTCATCATGAGATTTATCTAAAAAGGTAATTAAAAATCCATACTCGTTTACATATGTAGTATAGTTTGTGATATCGTTGAAAAATAATTTATTTAAATAGGGAGTATTCTCTTCTAAATATTTATTATTCTCTACCAATTCTTTTTGAATTGTTTCTAATACCGTATATTGTCTTAGTTGATACTCTTGTATATCTTTATTTATTTGTCTATTTACTTCTACATCCATATGCTATATAAAGATAGAAAAATAATATTACCTCCCTACTTTGTATACTATACCTCCTGCTATAAGTATACCTATTATTTGCATTATAAAACGTATTGTAGTTTCTGTATATATTGTTTGTTTGTTGTTTTTTAATTCTTCTGAAGCATTGGCAGAATGTAATAATCTATTGTATTCTATTTTTTTATCCGTTAATTCCTTTTTTAACGCTTGCAACATGGTTATTTGTTTTTTTAAGGCAACATCATTTTCTCGGACACCCGCGTTTACATCGTTTTTTAACGCTTTTACCGATTGATTACTTCCTATTAAATCTTTTGTTTTTTGAAGATTATCCTTATCATAGTCATTGGTAAGATTTGCCGCATAATCTTTAAAATTATTCTTCCACTCCTCTATCGCCAATTGTGCATCTGATTTTAGTTTATTTATTGCACTATTGAATTGTTTTGGTCCTTTTGGTAATAATAAAGGTAAATTTTTACTATTATTAAAGTTGTCACTACCGGGGTTTAACATTGCCATGTTAAATGGATTTACATCATAATCCGCATCTCTTAATCTTTTGTAATAATCCTCTTGTTCTTTGGACATATACTATATAATTATACTATTTTACTAAATACATAATCTATAATAGTCAGCTTCTATAGCAGTTATACTCGATCGTGTAATCTTACACAATTCACCAGGTCTTATTCCTAATACTATTGCCACTGGATCAAATCTACTTATTTCTGGAAATTGACTATCTGATTTCATATTATACCTCGACATTATCTCCTTTTTAGGTACTACTTCATGCTTAGGTACATACGTGTGATTAAGTATGTTAAATCGCAATCGATTTAAACACAAAATATTGACATAGATATTTTTTACCAACCAGATTTTTTCTAAATGCTTTTCTAGGGTATCGTTTGGTTCTGTTCTCGTAATAATCAACAATTCATCTTTTTTGTCTAATATTTCTTCCATTTCATACAATTCCTCTATCATATCATCTACATTAGCAGGTCTTAAACCTTTTACTAAATTATATTTAACATATATCTTTCCTTTGGAATCATCTACATTTGTTAACAACAAATCCAATTGCTCATTTTTATTCATCGCATTGACTTCTGTAATACTAAAATGATTATAATCATCCACGTTAAAACCCCTTTCTTCCATTATATCCATCAAATTGTTACGTGAATGATAAATATCAGATACTAGACTTGAATTTTCATTAGCCATTATTATCTATTATAAAAGAGTATTTAATTTATTTCAATTTATATAGTTATCTGTTTTTCATCTGACTCTTCATTGTCTTTTTTAGAATCATCCGCGTCAGGTTGCTTTACCTCTTGCTGAAACAACGTAGGAGTACTTGCTTCCTGTACTTTTTGTTCTTCTACTTTTTTAGTATCTTGTAAAGATGCTAAAGGAATGACTTCTTCAACTATATTTGTAGGCAAAGGATCTGGTTGTAATTGTACCTCTTCACCTATTTTTAAACCAGTATTTACCCGCTGAATCTCTTCTTTCGTGACTAACTGCCAACCTTCCTCTCCTTCTTTGAAATCTTCCGTAGATATCATAATGTCTTCGCCATCTACACCATCTATCGTCCACTCTCTATCTTTTCTAGTATCTTCTAACAACCGAACCATATCTCCTTCCTTGAAATCTGATTCTACTTGATCCGCAGGGGCAGCAGCAGCTTGAGCAGGAGCGGCAGCAGCTTGAGCAGGAGCGGCAGCAGCTTGAGCAGGAGCGGCA